CGGAGAGCAGGCGCCCGTTTGGGTCGAGCTGACGGGACTGGGGCGGCGCTCGCGTTTCAGATTCTCAGGGAGCGGATAGAATGAATTGCATTGTCGCTGATTTGGCGTCGAGCTGCCACTGTAACAGCGCTCGCCAAGGCACCCAGCGGCTTAGGGGCAGGCAGGATGTCTGCCCCGCCTTACAACACCATCGAGCGGACCAACCGCGTGAGCGGGTGCAGAGTGGGGGAACGGTCGATTTGTTCGACTGGGGCGGCTGTGGGTGCTTCTCTGACGTTGAGGGGGTTTGAATGAGCCCCACCCAGCGCACACTACAGCGGCTTCGGAAGGAGGGCTGGCCTCTGGTCGCCGTCGTCGAGAGGTGGAACCCACACGCCATGATCCGACAAGACCTATATGGATTTATCGATATTTTAGCCGTCTGTCCTCGGCGTGGTATCCTTGCGGTGCAAGCCACCAGCGGCTCGAACGTCGTGAGCAGAGTCGATAAGATAGCCTCACACGAGAACGCGAGGCCATGGCTCGAGACGCCAGGCTGCCGCATCGAAGTCTGGGGCTGGCGCAAGCTCAAGGTCAAGCGGGGCGGCAAGGCCGTCCGATGGGTGCCGAGGATCGTGGATATGGACCTCTCCACACTATGCGAGAAAGAGGACGACGGCGTGGTGCCGTTCTGATGTCAAAGAAGCAAGAAGAAATAACCGAAGCCACAGACGAGCAGGTCGTCCAGTGTTCTCGATTCAAGGTCGAGACGTGGGCGCCTGAGCTGTCCGATGGTGGGCTGGCGCTCTCGTATGTGCGCCTGGCGTTCACCTTCCAGACCAACGACCTCAAGGTCGTCTATCCCATCATGACCAGGTCAGAGGCGGCTATGATCTGTGATTACATCATGGACGCCGCAATGGACGTATTCCCAGAATGAGCGAGACGGCGGACAATCAGCAATGCCTCGCCGGATGTGTCGCCTACATAACGGGGAACATATGCGACGGCGTGCCGGACTTCGCGGCGTCTGTCGATTGGGTTCTGGCCCTCCGCGACTGGCTCGCGACAGAGGGGCGGTCCCTGGAGATCACCGAGCGCATGGCCGATCTATCAGAACAGCAGGTCGTAGGTATCCACGGCGACCCTGACGCGGCCATAGGGCACGCTGTAGTCTGGGAACGAGAGGCCGACATATACTTACCGTCGTTTGACCCAGCGACCTTTGTACCTGAGCGCCTCGACACTCCCGCCATCTGGCTGCAATTCCCCGAGGATTGCGCCTCAGAATTCGCGGAGTGGGTTCGTACGTGTCCGAGGATGTCGGGCAACGTCCTCCTAGTGGGCGCTCCATCTCTGCCAGATCGCCTCCTGCTCTGCCGAGCGGCTGAGAGCTCGTGCGTGATTACCGGCGAGGATATGACGTCCTCAGGCTTCGAGGAGTGGACCAGGTTTCTTACCGGCGGCGGGATGGATCTTATTGTGCTATTTGATGACGTTCCCCGCTGGCATGTGCTGTTGCGATACATGAACAACCAAGGCCAAGCCAGGGCTAACTTCGAGATGGCGGCGCCGGCTGGCTGGAGGCACCACCGAATACAGGCGGGATTTCACACGCTGACGCGGAGGCGATAGCGACTTCACAGGACTTCACAGCTGTGAAGGACCACGATAGACAGGCATTGACCACGGAGGCCGACGATGCACCCAGACTTGACAGGTTGACAGGTTGACAACTCGACAGAGGAGGCGATGAGCTGGCCCCTGAAAAGAAGAAAGCACCAACGAAGAAGGCCACGAAGCGCAAGGCCGGCAAGAAGAAGACCGCACCCAAACACCGCACAAAGCGCACAGCCAAGGCTAAGGAGCCGAAATGGGTGCCTCGGTTCCTATCTGGCCTCCGCACATACGGCACCGTTACACATGCAGCCGAGGCCGCTGGCATCGGAAGGCGCACCGCCTACGACCGCCGCGAGAAGGTGCAAGCCTTCGCCGATCTATGGGACGATGCCCAGCTCGGCGCCACCGAAGACCTCGAGCTCTCCGTATTCCAGAAGGCGAAGGACGGATGGCAGCAGGAGGTCTACTTCCAAGGCGAGCAATGCGGCACGAGGACGATGTTCGCCCCACAGCTCGCGACCTTCATGCTCTCATCCCGCAAACCTGAGATGTACAATCGGCCAAGCCATGACGCCCTCGCCGTGGCCGCTGCCCAGCAGCAGGACAGCCACGAGGTGCAATTCTTCCCGGACCCTGACGCCGCCAAGAAGGCAGCAGAGAGCAAGGGGGATGATTGAATGGTAGCCATCCCCATCCCACTCCTGCCGGTGCAGTATGAGTTCCTGACATGCACGGCGAAGTACCAGGCGCTCATCACCGGCCTCGGATATGGCAAAACGTGGATAGGCGCCCGCAAGGCAATCGCGTACGCCCTTCAGTCTAAGGGGCGCCTCGGCCTCGCTGCCTCCAACTCCTACCGGCAGCTCGAGGACGTGGTGATACCGGCGCTAACCGAGGCGCTCCAGCAGATGGAGGTTACTTACCGATGGGAAGCTGGCAAGGCTCGTTTTTGTCTCGCCAATGGCTCCACCATCCTCTGTCGATCTCTGGACAGGACGGCGCTGGAGAAGGTCCGAGGCACGGAGTTCGCGTGGGCCTGGTTAGACGAGGCGAGGGATATGAGCGCCAAAGCGTTCGCCGTTGTTCAAGGCCGAGCGGGGCGCCAGAGGGGCATACAGTCCACTATCTTTATCACGACCACGCCCAACGGCCTCAACTGGATCTATGACCGATTCGGACCAGACCGCCCAAACCAGACCGATTACGCCATCTTCAGGGCCAAGACTACGGACAACCCCACCCTGCCAGACGATTACGCGGCCTCGCTCGAGGACAGCTACGACAGCAGGGCCGTGAAGCAGGAGCTCCTCGGTGAGTTCGTCGCGAGCTCGGAGACGCTTTACCACGCTTGGGATCGTACAGTCCACATCCGAGAGGCAGCCGCATACAAGCCGAGCCTCCCGCTAATCGTCGCGCTGGACTTCAACGTCTCGCCCTGCGTGGCGGCCCTCATTCAGGAGAGAAGAGGCACGACCGTCGTGGTTGATGAGATATGGAACGATGACGGAGACGGCACTGTGGGCGTTATTGACCGCTTCCTTGCCAAGTATCCGAACGCGGTAGACGTGCAGGTCTACGGCGATCCTGCCGGCCATGCGCGAGATACCCGGAGCGGCACGACTGATTACGAGATGTGGAGGGAGCGAGTCACCAGGCGCATCCGCGTTCCACGCAAAACCTACCCCATCGTTGACCGCATCAATTCAGTTAACGGGCGCCTACGATCCCATACCGGCAAGATACGCCTACTGGTCTCGCCTATCTGCAAGCACCTGGTGGCCGACTTCGAGCAGGTGCTACCACATAGAGACGGCAGCAGACGCCCACGCAAGGAGGCCGACACCCCGCACCTAACGCATATCAGCGATGCCCTCGGCTATTACATCGTCCACGAGCACCCGCTGAGAGCTCGACTCGATAGACTCAAGGCAGCAAATAAGGACGCGGCAACACTCGCCGCCAGATAGGAGACAGCGATGGCCCACACGACAGAAACAGAGCGAAGCAAAGGCCAGCCGGTCAGCCTACCCGGTACACTCGAAGCAGGGCGACGGATGCCGTTTGAGCACCCGCACCCATGGTATGCGGCGCAGATGAAGGACAACCGCTGGCTGCGCTATCGAGCGATACAGGACGGCATGGAGCGACCCGAAGACCTCAAGAAGTATCTGCCGCAATTCCCCTACGAGCTGGACAACCTGTACGAGCACCGCATCCGTAACAGCTATTTCCTCGGCGGCAGCAATACAGCGGTGGAGCGCCTTGTTGGAGCCGTGTTCGCAGCAGAGCCCAACTTCCGCAGCGAGGCCGAGAGCGTGGTCTCGTGGGTGGATGACATCGACGGCGAAGGCACGAGCCTCCGCGATTGGGTGGAGGAGCTCTCTGGGGAGGCTAACTGGATGGGGGCGGCGTTCGCTGTCATCACCAAGCCAGCGGCGCCCGATGGCGTCGAGGTGCTAACGGAAATGGACGAGATGATACTGGACCTCCGGCGCCCCGTCGTGGAGTCGCTCAAGGTGGAGGATGTGCCAGCGTGGGGATTCGATGACCGCGGCGGCATCGCGTGGGTGGCGGTGCGCCAGACGGTCGCCAGGCAGGAGACCCCAACCTCGGAGAGGCTCCTCGTCGAGCGGTGGCGGGTGTTCGACCGAGTGGCGATCAACGTATACGAGCGGCCCATCGACCCGGACACCGGCGCCGCAGATGAGGACGAGGTGCTAACCCATAGGGGCATGATCGAGCACGGCCTCGGCGTTCTGCCAGTCGTCCCGATCTATGGGCGCTTCCGGCAGAAGATGCAGGGAGAGAGCTTTATAAAGGGCGCCTCTCGGGCCGACGTGGCGAAGCTCCTCGAGGATTCGTGGGGCAGCCAGATCCGCAACACCCATGCAAATCCAATCCTGGCATTGAGCTCCGACCGAGATGTGAGCTCCATTTACATCGGCGGCAATGTCGTACGGTTGGAGCCTGACGAGGAGATGAAGTACATACCACAGCCGTCGCTACCGTTTGACGCCAGAGACAAAGCCGCCGAGAAGTTCACCCATGAGGCCATCGCTCAGACCGGCAGCAATCCGTCCTTTACGAGCTCAGGCACGACTCGGAGGGGCGAGAGCGGTGTAGCGCAGCAGACGAGATTCTCCCAAACCGAAAAGCGGCACATCCTCGCACACACCCGGCGCCTCGAGATGGCTGCCACGCGGCTCATGGACCTCGCGGAGATGATTCTGGAGGACCGCACCATGAGGGAACTCGGCGCGAACTATGCCCAGTTTTTTAATACCTTCGAGGTATTCGAGCTGGAGGGTCTGGCCCGCGTCTACAATTCCATCGCCCCGTCCATCGACTCGGACACCTTCCACGCGGAGATGCAGACGAACCTATCCATGCGCCTTGTGGCCGATGCTCCGCAGGATGTCAGGGCGAAGATCCGGGACGAGATCGCTGCGTCGCCATCAATCGATCCAAATGACCTTTAGAATTATTTTAGGAGACCACCGAAGCATGTATACTCACATTGACGATG